ATTGTGAACGGACCCAGTACACCGTCCGCCTGCCCGCTGTAACGGCCTCCTGGAGCCTCCCAGACGGGTCTACGGGGGCATCGGCGGCCACCCTTAGCGGAGGGGTGCCCATCGCCTCCCTCGCCCAGGGCAAGAAGATCGTGGCCGGCGGGAAGACCGTCCGCATCACGACCCAGACCTACAAGCCCGGGTCAGCATGGATCACGCTCGTCGTCATCGACGACAACCAGTAACGTGGGCCTTGTCCACACCAACGTCACGACCTTCAACAAGGCGCTGACCTCCATGGCTCAGGAGGTCGGCTGGACCATCGAATACGCGGCTCTCCGTGAAGCGGCCCTGATGTGCCGAGACGCCATCATCTTCACCCCTCCGTTCAAACTGGGCGGGGGCGGGGGCGAAACCAAGCAGGCCGAGCTGGTCGGTCGCCGTGCGGTCGAGCGTGACATCAACACCCTCTTCATCGCTCAGAATGACAAGGCCAAGGTGGCCGGGGCGATGATGCTCAACAACCTCGCCTCGGCTGCCAAGCGCCGTAACTTCGGCGATTTCACCACGGCCAAGAAGCAGGCCCAGGAGCGGTCCATCAGTTTCGACGCGGTCATCCCCAATCAGATCGTCGCGGACTCCGACGTCCTGCGGTCCTATCGCAAGGCCCAGAACTTCTTCAACCAGTCCAGCGGACGCCCGGGCAACGAACTCGTCTCCGACCTTCGTCCCGTCCACAACCGTTTCAAGCGCCTGACTCGTCAGGGCAAGACCAAGATTGAGAAGGGCCGCGGCGACTACATGGGCAAGTTCCTCGTCGGTTCGAAGTCCGAGCTGAAAGCCTACATCAAGGAACGCCAGGAGGAGGTCGGTAAACTCAAGGCCGGCTGGTGGAACGCCATGCAGTCCCTGCCCAAGCCCAAGAAGAAAGGGGTCGAACAGAACTTCGGACGCAAGGGCGTGGCGGGCTACGTCAAGAAGCATCCTGGCAACGTCATCCAGTCCGTCTACTCCACGCAGAAGGCGGTCAACATCCGCGTCGGCAACGCCATCGGCGACAACGACGACAAGGCTACCAAGAACAACGTCCTCAACCTAATCTACGGGAACGCGGTCGCCCGCATCGAGCGCGACCTTGAGAAGTTCCTGAAGCGGGACGTCGTCGATTTCAACAACGGCACGATCCGTTAAACTTTATGGGCACCAAATCCATCCGCCACATCGTCGAGTCCACCCTTGCGACCTACCTCTCGACCCAGACCGGGCTGACCACCGTCCAATTCCTGACGGGCGACAGCGCCGCGACCCAGACCCTGCCCAAGGCGGTCGTGCTCTGCGACTCCGCCCGGGCCCCTGGCGACCTCCCCGAGGGCCTCGGCAATTACGCCTGCTCGGTCCGCGTCACCCTTTTCTCGAACGCCGACGACACGACCCTCGCCGATCACCGCCTGCGCTGCGCCGCCCTGTCAGGGAATATGCGTGACCTGACCAGCATCCAGGCGGCCTTCACGGCCTCGGCCGACGCGTCCTGCTATGACGTGACCATGACCTCCGAGGACGAAGGCATCGACGAGCGCTCCTGGGCGACCTCCTTCGCCTTCGACGTGCTGGTCGTCCTGCCCGCCTGACCTAATTCCAAAGCCCGCAAATACAAATGGCCGCCATCTCTACCGGAACCACCTGCATCTACGGAGTCGCGGGTACTGTCGCAAACCTGTTCGTGCAGTCCTACAGCCTGTCGTCCTCCTTCAACGCCGAGGCCACGGTGGCCGACGAGGATGGCATCACGAAGACGGCCCGTTACGACGACCGTAAGACCGAAATCACCATCGAAGGCATCGCCAAGACCACGACCATGCCGGTCCTCGGTGCGACCCTTTCCTTCACGGTGAACACCCTTTCGGCCTACCCTTCTGGCTCGGCCTCCGCGTCCTTCGTGGGCACGGTGACCAAGGTCGACGACAAGGGCTCGAACAAGGGCTTCACCGCCGTCACGATCACCGCGGTCGATTACGAAGGCATCACGCCTGCCTAATTGACACCCCTGCAAAGGGGGTATCATCAGGATAGTGGACCGCCGCTTCCTGAACGCCTATGTCGACCCGGCGCCTTTTCGGTTGCTGGGTCGAGTGCTTTATCCGTGGTGCCTCAAGTACCGCGTGCGTCTGATGGCCTTCGACTCCCCGCTGGTCACAGGCTCCCGCGGCATCACCCCGGCGGACCTTATCTTCGCCTGCCAAGTATGCGCCGAAGAACCGCTGGGCGACATGGGATGGAAGGACAAGCTGCGGATGATGTCCCTGGAGCGTAACCCCGCCAAGTTCGAGCGCCTGCTGGAAGCCTTCGCCGGCTACATCCTCGTGGCCGATTGGCCGAAGTTCTGGGAGCAGACGAAGACCAAGTCAGGGGGCGGGGACAAGGGCGTGCCTTGGCCGCTGTCCATCGTGGCGAACCTCATCGCATCGGGCATCCCTGAGCAGCGGGCATGGGAGATGCCGGAGTGCCAAGCCATCTGGCTCAACTCCGCCCTGGCTATCCGCAAGGGGGCGGACGTGGCGATCATGTCACCCGAGGAAGAAGCCTTCATGGCGGAAGAGGAGGCCCGCGAGTCTGCTTCCAATCCTGCAAAGGAAAGCACCCCAGCCGATGGCCCAATCCCTAGAAGTTAACATCAAGACGACGTCCGACGTCCCGAAGGCCATGGACAAGGCCAAGGCCGCCGTGACTGGTTTCGACAAGCAGGTCCAAGACATCGGCAAGAAGTTCTCGACCGCGTTCAAGGACATCGCGCTCGGCTTCGTGGCCCCGATGGTCATCGTCCAGAACATCCTTGGGATGATTAAGTCTGACATCGAGAAGGCCAAGCAGGACGCCAAGGACGGCCTCGACCTGATCGCCAAGGGTGACACGCAGTTCGCCACTTCGCAGCAGAAGCGTCAGGCTTCTTTCGTGCAGTATCGCATCGCCCAGCAGGAGGAAGAGCAGAAGGTCCGGCTTGGCGCTCAGAAGATTTACGAGGAGTTCCTGAACACCCGCGAAGGCCAAGGCATCTATAACAAATATCTGCCTCAGTTCTCAGGCCCTGAAGGTGAGGCGACGATGTTCACCATCTCCGAAATGGCTCAGACCCAGAAGGTCCGAGACGAGATTGAAGCATGGTTCAAGGCGAACCAAGACAAGCTGATCGTCCCTGGCGATGCGCAGAAGAGCAAGACCGGCGACTTCAAAGGCCCCGAAGGTTTCTCCAACGTCATCGGCGTCGGACCTAACCCGGTCATGGAGGCCATGAACGCCCAGCTCGAAGAGCAGAAGAAGCAGACCGGGCTCCTCCAGAACCTCGTGGACCGCAATCCCCTCCTCTCGACCGACTTCACCAAGACCCCTCAGAAATAAAACATGGCTATCGTAAAGACAGGCAACGCCCTCACGACCCCGGTCCAACAGCCAGGGGCTAAAATCTCCGACGACGGCTATGGCCTCCTGACGGCCACCGTTGTCTGGAAAGCGGACGCCAGCGCCGCCCTTGGCTCGGTCGTCAACCGCGGCTCGACCTGCCCTATAGACGGCAACTGCAAGGCCCATAAGTACAGTATCAGTTATGACGCCCTCGGCGTTGCGACCCTGACGGTTGACTATGTCGGCATTGACGGCGGGGCCTCCTACACCGACCCGCAGATCACCGGCTCTCAGGGCCTGACATCGGAAAGCATCACTACCCATCCTAATTTCTTCGAACTCGCCACCGGCTTCACTGGCTCCCCCATCGCCGGCGTCGGTGATGGCAGCCTGGAAGCGCCTGAATACGAAGCCGTCTCAGGCCCGAACAACACGACCGAGTATCAGGGCAACAACGGAGCCACATTCGAGCAAGTTGACGGCAAGCGGTTCTTGGGTTTCAAGTTGGCCGAGTTTAAAGACTACTACGGAAAGACCAACTATCTCGCACCGCAGTGCTCGCTGGCTGGCGTCATTTATACGACCAGCTCGTCATTCGTGAACAATATGCGCAACGCCGTCGGCAAGACCTCCGGGACTGGCACCTTCGCCTCGCGCAACCTAGTGCCCGATTACATGGGCACGTCCTTCACGATCAGCGGGAAGAACCAACTGCTGTTGGCTCAGGTTTCATTCGAGGACTTCGGCCTGCTGTATAAGGTCCAGTACGAATTGCGCTTCAACCGCGAGGGCTACCCTTCCGCCGTCTACGCCGCCGCCTGATGAAAATCCAACCGGGAGTCGGCTATAACTTCGACTCGTCGAACAGCGGGTTCACCATCGACACGTCGGAACCCTTTCCGGCCTCTTCGGCTTTCGTCTATAACCACCCCTTCAAGGTCATCAATGTCCGCTATGACACGGCTGGCACGGATTGGCTTTATCAGGTCGTCCCTGGCACGCTGAACAACGTGGTCGCCCAGATCGAAGAGGACAGCGTCTGGGTCAAACTCGACCGCACCTCGGGAAGCCAGCCTGACTGGCCTGTCTCGGTGATGACGCCCTTCGACTCTACGACCAAGGAGTGCTTCATCTATCTGCGGGCCGGCATCGACGCGACGACCAGCGCGTTCCCCAGTAACGACGACACTTCGACGGACTACCCGCGCATCATCAACTCCGACGTCGAACTGGCCGACACTGACACCTACGGCTACGTCCTCTTAGCCAAGGCCACCGAAG